GAACAGCGATGCGGCTCAAGAGATCGGTGCCAAGCTCGACCAGCTGCGCGATATGATTAAGCTGGATCCGGCCACCGGCAACCCGATCGTTGCTGGTCCCCAGTATCGGACGCTGCTTAGCGAACTACGAGACAGCATCACGGGTGCGACGGGCGACGCGCGTCGGGGGATGGCCCAGTTCCGCGACATGTTGCGCACGCAGATGGAAAGCTCCATGGCGCCGGACGATGCTGCGAAGTGGCGCTCGTTGAACCGGCAATACGCCAATCTAGCCGTCATCAAGGACGCGATGGGTGGTGCCGGAGCCAGTGTCGCTGAGGGCAATATCTCTCCCCTCGCGTTGCGTGGTGCAGTCGGCCGCTCGCTGGGCGGCGATGCCTATGCCATGGGCTACGGCGACCTCAATGATATCGCGCGTGTCGGCCAGAGCGTGCTGCGCAAGCCCCCGGACAGCGGGACGGCGGGGCGGACTTATATCAACAAACTGATGAGCCTTGGTGCCGGGGGCAGCGGTGGAGTTATCGGCACAATGATCGGCGGTCCCGTCGGTGGGGCACTCGGCGCCGCGGCTGGATTGGCCGGTCCTCGCCTCACGCAGATGGCGATGCAGTCAGGTCCCGGCCGGGCCTATCTCACCAACCAACGGGCTACTGAGTTAGACGACCGCGTCCTGCGGGCGCTGGCTGCGAGCGGCGGGGAGTTCGGAGCGCGCCGCAATCCACTTCTCAATCAGTGAGCAGAGGAACGATCAGGGCAATCATCAGCGCGATTGGCAGGCTCACATAGCCGGTTGCCCAGGCGACAGAGATGGCGGTGCCGATCAAATACATCACAGTCGTCCGGTCAGATGCAGTATGAGCCCCAGGATGGCGGCGCCTCCTGCCATTGAGGCGGCGATGGCCGCGAGGAACTGGACGAGGAACTTCCTATTCTCCAGCCGTATCTCCTGCCGCAACCGCTCGATCTGAATCATCGTCAGGTCTTTCCTGAGTTCGAGGAACTCGTGGTCATCTAGGTCCGGCATAGGCCAGCCGCTGGCGGTCAGTGTCGGTCATGTGTGGAACAGCCAGAAGCGGCCGATGGCGGTCATGCCGGCCACCCAAAGGCATGCAACAGTTCCGGCAGTCGAGCCACGATGGCGGCGAGCAGCGCACCGAGCACGGTCACGGGGATCACCCAGCGCTCTCTGTCGAATTTCCTCGCCTCGGCCCGTAACTTCCCCGCCTCATCAATGGCTTTGTCGATGCGGGTCAGCTGCTCGCGCAGATCAAGCCGGTCTCGGTAATCGCTGGGTATATCGCTCATGTGGCCCTCCGCGGCCGTCCGATGGCGGTCATGGCCCGACGTCGATAGCCTCGACGCGGCGCGTGAGGTCGTCGAGCTGATGCTGGATCTCGGTGTCGGCCTGCGAGCGATCCAGCAGCAGCCGCTGGCCTGCCAGCAACGCGCGCTCAACGCGGCCTAGCCTGGCTTCGACCAACTGAAGCCGGCCGTTCGTTTGGCGCTGGGTTTCGATCATCCGCTCCATGAGCGTCTGCAGCAATTCCAGGCTGGGCTCTGCCATGTGGTTCTCCGAAGGGGGCGCCAGCTGCGAGGCCGGCGCCCCCTCTCGTTAGGTCATCCCCGCGTCTGCGGGGAACACGTTCGGTAGCTACCCTAGTTCTGCCTGGTCAACGGGTCATCCCCGCGTCTGCGGGGAACACTGTCAGTATACGCCTCCAACCCCGCACGGCATGGCGCCATTCCGCGCATAGTCAGTATGCATGGGGGGACAATTCCACCAGGCGCGATAAGGACCGTTATCGCGCTAAGCTCGCTTCTTACCCAAATTTTCCAGCAGCTTAGGCGGTTCCACGCCGATAGCCGCCGCAATCTGCCGAAACAGCCCTGTTCGTAGCCATGCCGGCATCTGCTCAATGAGCGGTGCTAGCTTCGCGGCCCGCTCCAGGGCGTCAATCGCGTTGTTTGACGTGCCAGACGTCGGCTCGTCGTAGTGCCGCAGGACGATCGCCGTCAGCAGATCACCCACCGTGACCCGCCCGGCATGGGCCTCGTCGATCAGGCGCTCTCGCAGCCCCTTGGGGAACGCGCGGATCTGCCACGGCTCCATCGGCCCCAGGTTCTCGTCCATACGTTTGACCCGTTGTTGCACGAGTCAATCGCATGGCACGCTGCTCCGTGGCCGCGTCAATCACCTATCCTGCACCGAGCTTCTCCTCGCCGTGGATCACCAGGTCGTCGGTCGGCTCATCGGCCTCCGGCTTAGGCTCAGGCTCCGCGGCGAGTTCTGCGTGGGTGTGGGCAATCTGGCGGTCGATGTCACGCCGCACACCCGCCGGGGCGGCAGCAATGACATCACTGACTGCTGGTCGCCCGATGTATTCCGCCAGGTCGGAGCGTGTGGGCATCGACACGCAGGCCAGTTGGAAATCGTCCATCCAGGTCTCCCACTCTTTGTCAGTGCGCGGGATGCGCGTGGGCCGCTTTACTGGCGGCTTTTCCGTGACCTTGGGCGCCCGCTGCATGTCAGCAGCGGCGGCCTTCAGGGGCACCGAGGCATTCAGCGCCTCCCTCTCGTCCGGCACCTCCTCGCTCTGCCCCTCGATGATCGGCCCCATCTCCTCCCGCGAGTAGACGCCAAGGATGACCGATGGCGTCCAGCGGCGCGCCCATACCCTGACGCCGTGGTAGGCCAGTTGCTGATCCGGCTGGCGCTTCCACATCTCGTTGTTGGTCTTCGCCTCCTTGAGCGTCACTGTGACGGTGCGGGGATTGGTCTCACCGCGGCGCGTGGCGCTGACCGTGATCGCCCTGGCCTCGCCCTCACCGGCATACGAATAGTCTATGTGCCCAACGATGGCGCCGCTGGTCTCGACCGCTGCGGCGACCATCTTCCCCTCCAGCATCAGCTTGCCGGATATCACGCTGGTCCCCTGGGCTACGGCGAAGGGAGACATGCCCCAACGCATAGCCAGCTCGACCACCATGAGGCAGTCGCCAGGGCTGTCCTGCAGGTGCTTCGGCACGGTGCGGGCCTTGGCCATGAACTCGGCGAGGCGCAGCGCCTCATCCATGTTCTTGGGCACCAAGCCGCCGGCGGCTACGGGAACGAGTTCATTCATCGGGATAGGATCCTCAACACAGGGGCGCCGTTGCTCAGTTCCGCACCGCTCACCGGTCCAGCCTTCAGCGCGCGTAGCAGCTCGGTCTTATCAATCGCGCGTCGCCAATAGACATCGGGAATGGCTTGGGAGTCGGTGACGTGCGCGGACTTCGGCCCAGCGCTGACTGACAGCGTGGCGAGGCTGCGATCCAGCTTGGCCACACCCAGCGCCTCCATCATCTTCTGCACGATGGCGCGCGCCCGATCCTCACGGGCTTCGATGCGTTTGAGGCGCTCCTTGCCACGCTCCACCAGCAGCTTGTCGGCCAGCGCGCGTTCGGCGAGGCGGTCGATCAGAGAGAACACATCGGTCTCGCCCTCGATCGTATCTGCGAGCAACTGCGCGTCTTCGTCGCCGACCAACTCGCGCAGCTTCATGGCCTCGGCCATCGCCTGCTCGATGCGGCGGGGCGATACGGTCACGTCAGCCATCACGCGGCCTCCGCAGCGGGCACATCCTCGAGGGATGGCGTAGCGCGCGGTTTGCGCTTCGGGCCGGGCTTGGTGCGCGTTTCGTTGACGGCGAACGTGACCTCGCTGGAGCCCTCATACTGCTGGAACTCGCCGAGGAAGTTGGACCAAGCCTGCGCGATATCCGCAAGCGCGCCGGCCATCTCCGAGTGGCCTTCAGGCAGGACGACGCGCAAAGATGCGATCACTTCATGCGGCACGTTGGTTCTCCTCGATAATACCGGCATCGATCATCTCCAGCAGCACGCGGGCTTCGAAGCGCCAGTGCGGCTCGCCGGCTAGGGCATGGCGCAGGGCGCGCACTAGATCGCCGGAGCGCATGTCCGCTGCTATCTCACGCATCCGCTTCAGGTCGTCGTCAGTGTGGGTCATGCTGCGTTCCTCCATGTCTCTGGCTCGAGGTCGTCTTCAACGAAGCCGCGCGCTTCATCGAGCATCAGCGCCAGCTCGAAGCTCATGGCCCGCAGCATGGCCTCCATGGTTCTGATCTCGACGCGGATCATCTCGACGCGGGCGATCTGCTCGGGGTTCATTCCGCCCACTCCTTGCGGAGCATCTCGCGCTCGATCGCGTCGTCGCGTAGGCGGTCCGGGTCCAGCTCCTCGGCCTCGAAGCCGGTCCCCTCGCACAGCTCGCATTCGTAGAGCTTGCCGTATGGATCGAGGGAGTAGGCGATGGACCAGAAGCCTGCCCCGTCGCACTCGGGGCACTTGGTCCGGGTTCTGATGCTCATGAAAGCCTCCGATCTCGTGGAGGCATTTCTACACGGGGAGTAACCCGGTGTCCAGAGGAATACTGCGTCGAGGGTAAATTAGTTAGTCTGCCGCTTCGCCGGTGGCTTGATCGGACGTCTTTTGTGCAAGCGAAATGCCAATATCCAGCCAGCGGCGCAGATCATCAGCTGACATACGATCAGCAATAACGTTGGCCTCACGGAGCGCGGCTGCGCGCTTTGCGGCGTGTGGCGGGAACAGCAGATGGCCTGGCGTTTCAGCGTGAAAGAGCTTCGCCAGGAGGACGAAATTTTCCACGGTTATCGGGGCCTTCCCGGTTTCCCAGCGGTGTATCGTTACATCGCTTACTCCGAAGTAAGCCGCAACCGCAGCTTGCGTCAACCCGGTTATTTCTCGCCACGACGACAGAAACGCATAGGCGTGCGGGCCGCTCGCCGGGAGCTTGGTCGCTTTACGTGTCATCGCGAATGATTGCCGCGATGCAGGGGGGTGCCGCCATATCATCTGGGGTAATCCGAATTGAACTTACTTGACCTGTTGGTTGCGCTCGGCGTAAGTATGGCTCTATGGTTACCGCACCGCTGCCAAACCGCACGCCGGGGGCCGCCCTGCTCGGGGCTTTCCTCGAAGGTCGACGACAAACCCAAGAGGCATTCGGTGCGGTGGTCGGCGTGAGCGGTGTCACCGTTCATCGCTGGGTCAAAGGCAAAGCCCGCCCGACGTTCGCCACGGCGCGGCTGATTGAACGAAGCACTGGAGGGACCGTGCCGGCTGTCACGTTCTTTCCTGAACTGATCGACCAGCAGGAGGCCGCGTAGCCATGCACGCCCACGACGGAGGCACGACAGCGGCCCAACGCTGAGACAATGGCGCCTGGGGAGGCGCTAATCGGGGAGAACGTCACCATGGATCTATCCGACACCTGTCTAGGCATCCTGGCCTTCGTGGCGTGGGGGCTCATCGCACTTCCTGTCGGCACGGTGGTGGGCATGGCGATCCATCTTGCCAACCGTGACACGGACGACTCCCCGTGTCAGTCGCAATGTTGTTGATCTGACATGAACCGCCTGGACATCCTCACCGACGCCCTGCGCGCCTCGTTCGCGTCCCCTCGGCAGCTGGCCGAGGCATGCGGCTGCACCCCCCAGTCGGCATGGCGATATCTGCGGGGCGATTACGTCCCCAACGTCGTGACGCTGGCCCAGCTGATGCGCCGGTCACCCGCCCTGCTGGCAGCCTTCATCGAATATGTCGGCCTCGATGACGCCTCGCTGGAGCGAGAGACCGCCCGACTGACCCGGCTACTCGCTGAACTCCACGAGCAGAAAGCCGCCGCCGATGCGCGTCTGGACCAAGTTTCGCCAGCTGCTGACCGCCATGAGCCTGCGGGTCGCCAGCTGGCTGGTGCCCAAGCCCAAGGAGCCGCCCGATGACGGGCCGCACCCCCACTGACGGCCGGATGGACGCCTGCCTGGCCGTGCTGGACGACGGCGGCAGCACCTCCACCGAGGTCGCCGCCCGGATCTACGGCCAGCCGACATACGCGGCGATCGCGCGGTCGCATGGCGCGCTGCTGCGGCTGCAGAAGGCCGGGCTGGTCCGCTCCGAACGCGGGTCGGTGCGGGTGGTGTGGTTCCGCGTCGATGACGTGGCCGATCCCGGCCGGGTCAAATATGGGGCTGGGATGATTGATTATGGCAACTGAGGTCAAAGCCGGCGTGGCACCGCCCGTCATCAACGCGCCGGAGGCAGTGTCGGCCACCACCGTGCCCATACCCGGCTGCTCGGTGACCGACCCCTATGCCGCCACCGCCGGCGGCACCATGGCGCTGAACCTGTCCTGCGACCACGGCGACGTGCAGATCAGCGACCCGCTCAAGAGCGGCAAGAAGGTCCGCGTCGACGCGCCGCTGGCGGGCATCAACGCAGCCCTCGCCACGCTGACCTACCTGCCACCGGCCACGCCGGTCGCTGACACCGTCTCGATCAACGTGTGGAACCAGGCCGGGCAGGAGAGCACCAAGCGCATCGCCGTGTCGGCGAATGGCGGCGTCACGGTCCCGCCGCAGCCCGTCGTCCCTCCGGAGACCATCACCCCGCCCGATCCTGGCCCAGGACCATCACCCGGCACCGGTGTGCAGGCTGGCCGCATCGCCGACTTCCTCTGTAACTACAGCGGCTGCGACATGTTCCCGAGCATGGACGAGGGCAACGTGTGGGGCAGCTGGCCGGCCGACTACCGCCCAGACACCGTCATCGCCGCCTATGACTGGCTGATGAACGGCTCGACCAACTACCCGATCAACCGCGTCTATACCGCGTCATACCGCATGGAGATCCTGCGGCCGTGGCTGCCGCTGCTCGCCGCCAAGGGCCATCGCTTTACCGCCGGCGTCGCAGCCAATGGCAATGTCGACGACGCCAAAGCCACCTTGGAACTCGCGCGCGATCCGGCGAACGGCATCGTTATGATTGAAGGCGTCAACGAGTCTAACACGAATTTTGGCTCCGGCGAGGTGTCGCCACAGATCACGCGCGACGTTCAGAAGACGCTATGGGACGGTAGGGTCGACGGCATTCCAGTGGCTGGTCCGTCCATCGTTTTCGGTCTGCCGTATCCGGAAGGCTACATCACGCCGGGCTATTGCTCCGCTGAGGACATAGCCGACCTCAACGCCCACATGGACATTATCAATGGCCATTTCTATCCGCCGAATGTTTGCGATCTAGATCCTGGCTCCAACCGCGGTGGCGCGTTTGACGACGTGGTGATCGGGCTGCGCAAAGCCTACGGCAGCGACAAGCCGATATCGATGACCGAGTGGCAAACGACGCTCTACGGTCAGAACGGCACCGATGATTACCTCGACGGCTACTACACGCCGTGGATGATGCTGTCGGCGTGGCGGCTGAAAATCCACAGCATGATGTGGTATCCCTTATTCGACTATGGCGAACACCACCCGTGTGGCTTCTTCCCCAAGGATGCCAACAACCCACGTCCGAGCGCCTACGCGATGCGTGCCATGCACACGCTGGCCGGCGACCACGGCGCCAACGCACGCACGTTCCAACCCGGCAAGCTGGATTACACCGTCGAGGGCGGCCACGACCCGATCAATGCCGCCTCGCCGAACAGCGGCACACAGCACCAGTTGTTCCAGCGATCAAACGGCGACTTCCTGCTGTTCGTCTACAACGAGCAGATCGAGCCTGAGGGCACATCGCGGGACGTGACGGTGACCTTTGGCACCGCGCCGAAGCGGATCGCCGAGTTCGAGATCCGGCCGGATGCCAGCTTCGACCAGCCGGTGCAAACTACATCCTCACAAGCCGTCCACCTGACCTCGATGCACGCGACCACGAGGCTGCTGGTGATCGAGCCGTAATGGACGCCTGGCACTGCCACATCTGGCGCGGTGACAAGCTCGTCGAATGGGAAAGCCGCGTCTGGGATGCGGACGACGACGCCCGGCTGACGCTGCTGTGGGCCGAGGGGATGTCGACCGTCCAGATCGGGCTGCGGATCGGGCGCACCAAGAGCGCCGTGATCGGCCGTGCGCGGCGCCTGGGCCTGCTGCCGCGGCCCTCGCCACTGCCGGGGCCACCCAAGCCCCGCGCCGTCCAGGCGGCTCCCAGGGCGCCGCAGACGTCGTCGCCAGAGCCCCAGGCCTGCATCGTTCCGCCTCACCCTCCGGCATCCGGACCGTCGCCGGAGACACTCCCACCGGCCGCGCGGACACCGAATCCACCCACAACGCGGCCGGTGGCTTTCTCTATCCCCAAGACGTGCCAATGGATCGAGCCGAACTGTGACGGGCCGCCATGGCTGATGTGTGGGGCGCCTACGGTCGAGCACGGGCCGTGGTGTGCTGAACACCGCCGGCGCTGCTGGGCGAGCAACCCTAGGGCGTTGGCCGCATGAGCATTGCGACAGCCACGCTCTGGGAGAAGCAGCGGGCGCCACGGCAGCGGCCGGAATCGCTTGTCCAGCGCAGCGTGAATCAATACCTCCGCTGGGCGCTGCCGCCTGACGCTGTCCACTTCTCCATACCCAACGGGCTGATGCGCTCCAAGAAGGCGGGTGCCGCTGCGGTGGGCGAGGGGCTGCTGGCTGGTGTCCCAGACCTCTGCATCGTGTGGCGCGGCAGGGCCTTCTTCCTCGAACTCAAGGCGCCGCATGGCGTGGTGTCGGCGGCCCAGCGCGAGACGCAGCGTCGGCTGATCTATGCCGGCGCCGAGGTGATGGTCTGCAAGTCAGCGGAGCAGGTGGAGGCGGCACTGCGTGAGGCCGGTATGCGGCTGCGCGGCAGCGTTCAGGTGGCGGCTTGAGAAAGGGAGGGATTGTTTGACACAATTAGCGACTGCATTGCGTGGCGCGGGTTTTGGAACAACGAAAGAGCGGCTCCGCAACATTGCCGTCGAACTGCTCGGTGTGCATAACGCGAATGACACCGCCACGCGAGAGGCGCTCTTTGCCAGAGTCCAGCCTCACGCTGACCTGTTGTGTGAGTTGTTCGCGCCCTATCGCGAGCAGGCGCTGAAGCGATACCTGGACTTTATCTCGGATTGTCTGGCCGAGGAGAGCAGAAAGCAGGAACCGAGGCCACCAAAGGCGCGGACTACAGCCGCACCATCAAAGCCATCGGGCGGTGCCGGGTCGGCGCCATCCAGGCAAGGCTTCGGCTCATTGATCGAGGACAACCGGCCAACGACCGCCAGGGCGCTGCTCGCCAAGGCAGACGCAAGACGTGCGGCACAGCGGCAGGCGCAGCGAAATGTCGGCGCCGTGCTGAAGATGAGCATGCTGGAAGAGTTCAAACTCAATGGCATGCCGATTGGCAAGATGACCGCTGGCGCTGCGCTGTCATGGGCACGCAGGACCGGCCAGCATGTGCGGTTCGTGACGATGCTGGCAGCGAACCTGCCGCAAACTGAGCCGATCGAGAATTACATCAAGCCTGAGGAGGCCAACGAACTGTGGCGCCGCTCACTCGCGGAGGGCGCCGATGCCTAGAAAGAAAACGCAGATTGCCGGCCAGTCTTGTGGTGAAGCCCAGGCTACCATTGCCGGCAATGCGGAGGGGGCCAGTAGTCCGCTGAAACCCAATATCGTGCTGCCCCCTCCGCACATCTTTGCCTTGTGCGAGTGGGCCAAGCGTCGGTCCCATGCGATCGGCATGCAGTCGAAGTGCGACCGCGGCTGCGACAGCTACGTTGCGCGCGCTCTTGGCTACCATGCAGGACTACCGGAGGCAGAACGCAAGGCGCTGTTCAAGCGGGCGGCGACGATCCGCAAGAGCGTCGAGAAGAGTATCGAGAAAGAGAGGTCCAGGGGCCCAAGTGGGAGTGGCAACCACGCAGGACTTGCCCCGGATGCGGTGGACGGAGAGGGCCATGATAGGTTTGAACGCCAAGGAACAAGTGCCCTCTCCGCCTGTCTGCCCATCATCGTCGCAACCATCGAATCGCGCCGCTGCTGGGACGTGATCCGTGCCGACGCTGAGCGAGACATGCGGTCCATCGCGCGCTCGCTCGCAGTCTGGCCGCGCTGTGAACAGGTCGCCGGGTTTGGCGACATCAGCCTGGCGTGCCTGGTGGCCGAGGCTGGCAACGAACTGTCGGCATATACGCACTATTACAAGCTGTGGAAGCGCCTCGGCTTGGCGCCCTACAAAGGCAAAGCCGTGTCCTCGATCAAGAAAGGCGCGCTGTCTGCTGCTGAATGGACAGAGGCGGGCTACAGCCCGATGCGGCGTGGCCGGGTAGCCGGCGACATCGGCGCGCCGCTGTTCTTTGCCAAAGCCAAGAACGACTATGGGGCCGTCTATACAACGCGCCGTGAGCGGACCGCGCTGACGCACCCGGACTGGACGCCGGGACACAGCGACAACGATGCGCGGCGGATCATGTTGAAGGAGCTCGTCGCCGACGTGTGGCGATGGTGGCGGGCGGCCGAGGGGGCCACAAACGGATTGAGCACCGTCAACCGCCTGCCCCCTCTGCCGCTTGCTGAGGCGGCTGACTGATGGCCGGGGCCAATATCCCTGTGAAACCCAATCATGCGCTGCCCCGGCCTGGGCGGGTGGAGGGGGCCAGATCCGCCATGGATCATCCCATCGATCGCTTGCCCCCTCTGCTTGCTCACCGCTGGATGGTGTCATGACCCCGACCGAGGTCACCCTGCCCGACGGCTGGGACCGCGACAGCAGCATCCCCGACGACGTGCTCGACGTGCTGGTGGCGGCCAACTGCCCCTGGCTCCAGGCGATCACCGAGGTGGCCTACGTGCTGGCTCAGATGCTGCTGGCCGAGGAGGACGCCGACTACCGCGTGGCGGTGGCGCAGACGATCGGCGAGGGGCTGCTCAAGGCCGCCCGTGACGGCCGGATTCCGGGCGAGGTGGTGCAGTGACCTTGCGCCAGCGTCACGAGATGGCTGAAAATGGAAGAGCCGGAGGGATTGGCCTCCGGCTCAACCGAGGAGAAAGAGGTGATGAAGCACCTCGGACTCCTGCCGCGGATATTGGTTGTGCTCAGGATCAGCGTCAAGATCCTGGTCACGATACGCCGCAGGTAGGGTTGGGCGCCAGTCCTGCGGGATTGGCGTCCTTCCCCGGGAAGAAGGATTGGCGACTCAACACGTTACACGCTACACATGAAAACCCCGCCCGTGTTGGAAGCACGGACGGGGCTGAACTGGTTCAACTGGCCAAGGGCCAGCGAGATAGGAGCTATGGAGTAGCCCCGATTTCGCATGCCCGACGCCTTAACGCAAGAGGCATGCCTTGTTCATCAGTCAACAACCCACCCCTGGCAGGGCCGCCATGACGGTCGCCCTGTTCGCCCCCGAGCGTGCCTATGCCGCTGCGCTGCGTGCCTACGGCGCTCACGATGCCCTGCGGCTGGCCCTCGCTGTTGCCTGGGGCCGCTACGGCGAGGACGACGCCCGCGCTGAGCTGGCCACGACCCTGGCCTGGCACGCCGAGCAGGCCGGCATCCGCACCGTCTCCTGCCGCGCCCTCGCCGCCGCCATGCTCGAGGAGCAGATCGACATCATCGAGGCACGCCACCGCCGCGTCCTCCAGCAGATGGTCGCCGCCATCGAGGCAGCGCCGACAGCCAACCCCCGCGACCTGCGGGAAGCAGCCCGCCTCGCCGCTGAAATCTGCAAGGAAAACGGGGCGCCGGCCGACCTCATTGAATCCGCCCTCCGCATCGCGCGCTGGCGCACCAGCAAGAGGGCGTAAGGTCATGAGAAACCAGGATTATGATGCCACTGTAGACAAGGTCGTCAGGCTCAACGCCCCGCGTCAGGAGCAGAAAATCAATGGGAAACTGGTGCTGCGCCCAGCGCGGCTGCCCAACCCAGAAACCCTCCAACCCCGCCAGTGGCTCTATGGCACCCAACTCATCCGGGGCTTCGTCACCGTCCTTGTGGCCCCAGGCGGCACCGGCAAGTCGGCCTACGCCATGGCGATCGGCGTCTCGCTTGCCGCCCGACGTGCGTTCCTTGGCGACCATATCTTTGCGCCCGTCAACGTGGCGGTAGTCAACCTAGATGACCCAATGGATGAGTTAGAGCGGCGCGTCGCGGCCGTTATGATCGCTCACCGCATCCGGCGGGAAGATCTGGACGGCAGGTTGTTCCTCGAGGATTGCGACGGCCACGGCCTCACACTCGCCGCCCCGGCTCGCGACGATAATGGCTTCTACGTAGCCAACCCGGACGAGGAGGCCCTAACCGAACTCATCAAGGAAAACGGCATCGGCCTGATCGTCTGCGATCCGTTCGCCGAAAGTCACACCCTCGAGGAGAACAGCAACCCGCAGATGGTGCAGGCCCTGGCGGTGTGGCGGCGGATCGCCCGCGCCACAAACTGCGCCGTGCTCCTCGTCCACCACGTTCGCAAGGGTGACGCCGCCGGTATCGATGCAGCCCGTGGTGCCAAGGCCCTAAGCGACAGCGCGCGCGTCGGCCTGCTCATGACCGTCATGACCGAGGCGGAGGCGGAGCAGTTCGGTATCCAGGATGATGACCGGCTTAGCTACGTGCGGCTGGATGACGCCAAGCGCAACATGGCTCCCGCCGCCAAAGCCAGCTGGTTCCATCTCCGCTCGGTCAAGCTCGGCAACACCTTCGACCCAACCTACCCCAATGGGGACAGCGTCGGCGCCATCGTTCGCTGGCAACCGCCCGACGACGAACTGGCTACCGCACCAAATGTCGAACTCAACGCCGCCTTGGACGCCATACGCGACGGCCCAGAGCCCGGTATCCTCTACACCGCGTCCAGGCGAGGGAAGTCCTCCGGTCGATGGTGCGGCCACGTCCTCTGCCAAATGTTCGACACCAGCGAAAAGCGGGCCGCCAAAATGATCGATGACTGGCTCAAGTCAGGCACCCTCAACGTCACGGAATACCGCCATCCGAAGTTCCGCAAGAACGTCTCCGGCGTCACCGTCAACGACACCCTGAGGCCATCCTAATGTGCGCCAATTCACCAGAAACCCCATTTGTTTTGGCGCGCAATTGGCGCGGCGGAGGACGGGGTGCGCCAATTAGGGGCCCTAAAGGGCCCCATAAATTAGCGCAGTGCCCTCCGTCCATAGCCGATAAATTAGCGCGAATTAGCGCAATTGGCGCAAACCCAATTGGCGCAGGAGCCGCACCGTGACCCTGATCATCATCCTCCTCGTGATCCTGCTGCTGTTCGGCGGCGGGGGGTATTACGGCTATAACCGTGGCTATTATGCCGGCGGTGGCTTCGGCCTCATCGGCCTGCTGATCGTCGTCCTCCTCGTCGTCGCCCTCTGGGGCGGACGCGGATACTGGCCGTGACCCACGACTGGCTGCCCATAGCCGCCCCCAACGGCGAACGCGGCTTCGTCTGCAGCCGCTGCAGGCTCGCCGCCGTTCGCCTGCCGGTTCCGAAGAGCCTCAAGGATTGCCCCTACAGGCCACTCCGCGCCGATGCTCCCAATGCTTGACACCGCCGCTAACCCAGCGTTAGACACACCCCAACAGGTTGCGGGCAAAGCCGGCCCCACGCCTAGCGGTAGCCGTCCCCAAGGACCACGCTGGCACGTCGTCGCAACCCACTCCCAAGCCGAACGACGCGCCACCTACAACCTCGCCCAGCAGGGCTACGAAACCTACCTCCCGCTCGTCACGGTGCGCCGCCGCGACGCCGCCATCCGCTCGCTCCTCCACCGCGTCGAAGTCCCGCTCTTCGCTGGGTATGTGTTCGTCCGCTTCGATGCCACGCGCGATCCATGGCGACCCATCACCAACACGCCCGGCGTCTACGCCCTGCTTCGCTCCTCCAGCACCGGATTACCCCACCCCTGCCCAGACGCCGCTGTGGACGCGCTGAGAGCAGGCGACGCCCTCCGCCGCACCCTCACCCATCCGGGAGCCGCCTGGGCCGCTGGAGCCGCCTGCAAAGCCGCGCACGGGCCATTCAAGGGGCATGAGGCCGTGGTGATCTCAGTCACCGGAGCCAAAGCCACCGTCGCACTGCCGCTGTTCGGCGGATTGCGCGAGATGACCGTGCCAGTCGAATGGCTCACAGCTCGCGAATAGGTATGCTCTCGGCGCATGGCTAGAACGTTGGAATTCCACCCGAACTTATTGGTCAAAACCACTGATATCGTTCCCTATTCGCGCAATGCGAGGGAACATTCTGCAACCCAAATAGCCCAGATCGTTGCATCGATCCGTGAGTTTGGCTTCACCAATCCGGTTCTTCTCGACGAAAGCAATGTGCTAATCGCAGGGCACGGCCGCCTCGAAGCAGCGCGCTACCTCAACATGCCGCAATTGCCCGCGCTCATGCTGCCCGGCCTCAGCGATGCACAGAAAGCCGCGCTCCGCATCGCCGACAACAAGCTGGCACTCAACGCCACCTGGGACGACGACCTGCTGCGCACCGAACTCGCCGACCTGCGCGACGTGGGCTTCGACCTGTCGTTGACGGGCTTCGGTGACGAGGAACTCGGCGCGCTGTTCGCCGACCGCACCGATGGCCTCACCGATCCAGACGACGTGCCGGAACCGCCGGCCGAACCCATTACGCAACTCGGCGACGTGTGGCTGCTCGGACGCCATCGGCTGGTGTGCGGCGATGCAACGAGCGAGGCTGACGTGTCGCTGGCGCTGGATGGCGTGAAGCCGCACCTCATGGTTACGGATCCGCCGTATGGGGTGGATTACGACCCGGACTGGCGCAACGACGCGTTGCAGGCCGGCGTCGGGGCACGTGGCGCTCCAGGTGGTCGGGCGGTCGGTCGCGTCACCAACGATGAGCGTGCTGATTGGACGGATGCTTGGGCGTTGTCACCGTCCGACGTAGCCTATGTCTGGCATGGCGCGCTGCATATGACGACGGTGCTCGATAGCCTGCGGTCTGCTACATATGAGCCTCGTTCGTTGATCATATGGGCAAAGCAGCAGTTCGTCATTTCGCGCGGTCACTATCACAACCAGCATGAGCCTTGCTGGTATGCTGTGCGCAACGGCAAGACGGCACACTGGGCCGGAGACCGAAGCCAGACCACGCTGTGGCAGATCGACAAGCCGCACAAGTCCGAAACCGGCCACAGCACCCAAAAGCCAGTCGAGTGCATGAAGCGCCCGATCGAGAACAACAGCAGCCCAGGCCAAGCCGTCTACGACCCGTTCGTCGGCTCCGGCACCACCATCATTGCCGCCGAAATGACCGGGCGCACGGCGCATTGTATCGAGATTAGCCCCACGTATTGCGATACCTCGATCATCAGGTGGCAGAACTTCACAGGACAGCAGGCAACCACTCCCGATGGGATTCCATACCAAGAACATGCACACCGGGAAGCTGTTCCGGCCAACTGACGATCAGCGCCGCCAGGTCCTCACCATGACCGGATTCGGCATCCGCCAGGACGAGATCGCCATGGCGCTGATGATCGACAAGAAGACGCTGCACAAGCACTTCCGCCGCGAACTCGATACCGGCATGACCGAGGCCAACGTCCGCGTCGCCCAGGCGCTCTATACCAACGCCACCAAGCACATGAACGTGGCCGCGCAAATCTGGTGGACCAAGGTCCGCATGGGCTGGAAGTCATACGAATCGCTCGACGTCACCACCAACCAGCCGTTCGCCATATTCGTGCCCACCCCCATCACCAACACCGCAGAATGGCTCGCTCATCACGCCCCCGCGCAGCTCGACCACGATCCGACGACGACGGAGGAGTAGCTGCACTCCTCAAGCCGCCTAAGGTCGCCTCGGCCTGGACGCCGCAGGCCGGGCCACAGCGCTCGTTCTGCGACTGCCCTGTGTTCGAGGTATTCTTCGGCGGGGCGCGCGGTGGAGGGAAGTCCGACGCAGTCCTCGGCGAGTGGGCGGCACACGCACAGCAGCACGGCGCCAATGCGATCGGCCTCATGGTGCGACGCTCGCGGACGGAACTGCTGGAGTTGTTCGAGCGCGGCCGGGTGATCTACAGCAAGGTCAACGCGCAATTCACCGTCAACCCGATGCGCGTGCTCATGCCGAACGGCGCACGCCTGACGTTCGCCTATCTGGAGCGGGATGCGGACGCCGAGGTCTACCAGGGAGCGAGCTACACGCGGGTCTACGTCGAGGAGGCCGGCAACTTCCCCTCGCCGTCGCCGATCATGAAGCTGATGGCGACGCTGCGGTCAGGCTCTGGTGTGCCGGTTGGCATCAGGCTCACTGGCAACCCTGGCGGGCCTGGGCACCAATGGCTACGCGCCCGCTACATCGATCCAGCGCCACAGGGATGGAAGGTGCTGCGCGATCCTACGGGGCTGGAGCGCATCTACATCCCGAGCCGGGTGAGCGACAACAGCTACCTTGGCCCAGACTACGTGCAGCGACTTCGCGCATCCGGTTCACCTGAGCTAGTGCGCGCTTGGCTGGAGGGCGACTGGTCGGTCGTTAGTGGCGCTTTCTTCCCCGAATTCACCATGGACCGCCACGTCATCGCCCCCTTCACCATCCCAACGCACTGGCCGCGCTTCCGCTCGTTCGACTGGGGATCGGCTCGGCCATTCGCATGCCATTGGTGGGCGGTGAGCGACGGCAGCATCCACAGCATCGCACGCGGCGCGCTCGTGAACTATCGCGAGTGGTATGGCATGAAGCCGGGCGAACCTAACGTCGGGCTGCGCATGACCGCCGAAGCCATCGCCGCCGGCATCCGTGATCGCGAGCAGGACGACCCATTGCCGATGATCGGTGTCGCCGATCCAGCGATGTTCGCAGAGGACGGCGGGCCTAGCATTGCACAGCGCATGATCGGTAGCGGCATCGTCTTCCGGCCGGCGGACAACAAGCGTGTCGCAGGGCGCGGTGCCATGGGCGGCTGGGACCAACTGCGCCAACGCCTCACAGGTGATGCAGACGAGAGACCGATGCTGCTTTTCTTCGCCACGTCCCGTGACATCATCCGCACGCTGCCGGCGCTGCAGCACGACGACGCACGGCCAGAGGACGTCGACAGCGACATGGAAGACCACGCACCTGATAGCGTGCGCTATGCGTGCATGAGCCGGCCGATGGTGCTTGATCTGGAGAAGCCGAAGCCCAAGGACACCTGGGCCGATGCCTTCAACCGCGCGAGTCGTGAGCCGGTGGAAGACTGGAGGGTCGCGTGACCGACGAGCCACAGTCCATGTCCGGTGCGCAGTTCAGCCGAGAGGTTGGCGCCGATCCGGCGAAGTGGGCACGCGAGTTCCTCGCCGCCTACGCCCAGGCCGAGGGCGTGCGGACGGATGCGGACAGGCTGGCGTTCGTCACCGACTGGTTCCGTGATGCGATGAACGCTGCAGCCCGCGATGCCATGGGCCTCGCCGTGCAGGCGTTGCGCAATCCGCCCGATGATCCAGACGACAGCCGCGAACCTGGGATGCGAGCATGAGCGACAACGGCCACGAGCCATACGCCTACAACCCGTTCGTCTCCGACATGACAGCGCGCCAGCAGGCGAGGCACTACGAGGAATGCTACGTCACGGCGCAGGCCAACTCACTGGCGCAGCAACAGGGCCACCAGAAGCTCAACACCTATCCGATGCAATGGACCGAGGCCGAGCTAGACATCCTCCGGGCACGCGGCAAGCCACCACCGACCGCCACCAACAAGATCGTCGCTGCGCACACTCCGGGGTTGGACTCTACTGACGCCCTGCTCGAGGCGGTGCGGGAGATGACGCTGCAAGTGACCGCACTGCGCACGCTCATCACCGCGCTGCGCGAGCACATGGGCGACAAGCCCAGCGTCGTGGCGTTTCCTGGCAATGCGCTGCGCCACAGCCGGTGAGCGATTGGCCTTCTATGACCGGGAACATAACCCACGCCAAGCTCGATGCGCTGATCTGCGAGGTGGCCGAGCTACGTGCGATGGTAGCCGAATTGCGGCAGGGTATCCAGGAACACCGTGAAATAGAGGCCAAAAGACAGGCCTCCCGGGACGAAATGAACAAGTGGCTGTGGCCTGCCACTGCGCCACAGCCGGTGACGTGAACGCCGCCAACTGGTTCGGCGTCCGCTGCCTGCTGCGTAGTTGCCCGTTCCGCCCCGACAGCCTTGGCGCCTACTGCACGCTCGGTAGCTGTAACCGCCGCATCACCATCCACACATCCCAGACCGGCTACTGGCAGACGCTGTCGAGCTACAACCCAGGGCCTGGGGATCTGGCCACCCCGATGCCGCAGCACACGGTCGACGAACTGGTGGCAACGCTGCCGATCAAGCCAACCAACGCACAGAATACACAGGAGTAGAGACATGCCCCTCGCATACATCAACTTCGTCAGTGGCGGTCATCCAGATCAGGGCCTGCCGCCGGGTTCGCCTGGAATGCCGGACCAGGGCCTGCCGGGAAGCCAGCCTGGCATCGACAACAGCCTACCGATGCCGCCGCCGGGCGTTTGGCCGCCGCCGACCGTCAGCCATCCGATCGTGCCGGCGCCGCCCGGAGTGCCGCCTGGCACCATCTGGCCGTCTCCGGGTCGTCCGCCGCACCCGTCTCAGGGGTTGCCGGGCAGCCCCGGCCATCCGTCGCAGGGCCTTCCTGGAAGCCCAGGGCATCCCTCACATGGCCTGCCAGGCGCGCCGCCGCATCCGTCAGGCCAGCCTGTGCCGCCGCCCACCGGTGGGACGCCCAGCCAGCCGATCGCCACGCCACCACCAAAGCCCGATCAGGGGCTGCCATCCAGCACGTTCTGGGTTGTGGCAGGCATTCCAGGGCTTGGCTGGCGCTATGTGGCCGTCGACCCGTCGTTGACGCCCGACAACTCGCTACCGGCCACACCGCCGCCGACCGCTGGCACACCGCTGCCGCCGACGCCTGCACCAAAGCCGGCGTAACGTGCCGTTCATCGCCGACAACCCGAAGCTGCACATAGGGACAGTGGTTTCGAACGGGCACTGTCTCCGTCATGTGCAAGTCGTCGCGGGGGTAACGCATTCCTCCACCCTGCGACGCGGCGACCCGGTGCGTGGCTCCAACTGCGCACCGGGCACCGTCATCGGCACGTTCGACGAGGATGGCCGGTATGCCAACGCAACCGACGGCTCGTCGCATGTGGCGATACTGCTGGCAGAAACTGACGAGGGGCTGCTCGTCGTGGATCAATGGGTCGGCCAGCCGGTGCATGAGCGGCTGATTCATTATCGAGATGGCGAAGGCAGCGCGGTGAACGATGCATCGCGTTACCACGTCGTCGAGAGCGCTACCGCATGAATGCGGCCTCCGTTCAACATCCTCCGCGCGGCGTTCTTTTTGCTGGCGACAGTTATCCTCGCGCAGTTGGTCTCCATCCTGGGCGGCGCGGCAACCTGCTACTGGCTGTTCATCACAGGTAGCGCTGAACCAGGCGCCTGCTCCAGCTTCCTCGGACAAGCGCGCGAGATGTGGGCTGAGGTGCTGGCAGCGATTCTGGCGTTGCTGCTGGCAGCACGCACACCACCAAGCGAATGAACCATGAGCGGCACGAACAGCCTCTTTAACGCCAACCCCTTCGGCAACTGGCAAGGTCAGCCGCAGAACGCGCTGGCGCCGGTTAATGATGCCTCGGCGGTGAACTCCATCTACAACGTCAACACGGCGTCGCCCCAAGGAACGTTCTATGGTGAGCCGGGCTACCAGTATCCCACCACAGTCCAGCCGCAGGCAGCCGCTCCAGCAGCGCCACAGGCCGCACCAGCGCCACCGCAGGCACCGACCTACACGTCGCCCTATCCCGCATCACCGGCATACCAGGCCGCCTACAACACGCAGATGGGCCTCAACCAGAACGTCTACGGCACCACCGACACCACGAAGCTCGGCATGCTCGGCACGGCGGGGTTCCCGCTCTACACCGATCCCCGACTGATGCAGGACCGCCTCGCGCAGACCTATCAGGCCGGCGGTCCCGACGCCCAGGCAGCCTACGACGAACTCATGCGGCAGTTCGCGCGCGCGAGTGGTAGCGGTGCCGGTGGTGAGGGCGGCGGCGTTAGCGGCGGTGGCTCCGGTGGCCATGGCCAAGACGCCAGCGGGCAGTGGTAATGAGCGGATCACTCAACCAACTTCTGGTGCCGCCCAGCACCTTCGATGACTACCAGCAGCAGCAGTTGAACGCGCTGGCGCCGGGCTATAGCGGCTCGCAACTATCCTCGCTCAATCCGGCACTTAGCCGCGTCGAACCGGGACCGCGCGCGAACTACATGGGCGAGGCGGATGCCGCGATGCAACTGACGCCGCAGGAGAAGTATCTCTACAACACCCACCTGCAAAACCTCTACGGCACCGGCAAGATCGTGCATCCGAACGGGGCCATCTCCAGCCTGTTGCAGATGTCGTTCGAGGGGCCTGGCGGTAAGGTCTACAACATCCCGACCGTCTGGGGTGGCAGGCAACTCAACCCAGACGATGCAATCGCGGCGGCTGACCGGGTCGGCCTGGACAAGTTCCCCTCCTACGCCAGCGAGGACGAGGCCGAGGCGCGATACTCGCAACTGCACGACTATCTCGAGAAGGATACCGCCGACTTCATTCGTCGGTCAGGCCTATGAGCGCATCCGTCTCCATCACCAAGGCCAACGTCCGCATTCCTGACCCGGAGGACTACGGCAAGCGCGGCGTTACCATCGATGCCTATTCCGGCGACGTCGACAAGCAACACGAGCAGATGGTGCGCTGGTTCGAAGAGTCGGAAATGGCGCGGATGGACGAGATCGAACTCGCCCAACGCGACCGCGAATACTATGACCACAACCAATGGACTAAGCCGGAACTCGACGCACTCAAGGCGCGCGGTCAGCCACCCATCGTCATCAACAAAATCCACGACAAGGTCTCGCTGCTGTGCGGCCTGGAACGGAAAGCGCGCACCAACCCCAAGGCGTTTCCGAGGACCCCGAACGAAGACGACCGCGCCGATGCGGCAACCCAGGCGCTGCGGTTCATCTCCGACGACAACAACTTCGACGTCATCCGCAGCCAGGTGTTCGAGCACATCCTGGTCGAGGGCGCGGGCGGGGCAGAACTCGGCCTCGAGGACGACGGCAAGGGCGGCGCGGATATCACCATCACCACAGTCCCGTGGGACCGCATCTGGTATGACCCACACAGCCGCAGCTACGACTTTGCCGACGCGCGGTATTGCGGCCTGGTCATATGGATGGACCGCGACCAGCTGGAGGACCTGTATCCGAACGCCACCGACGTCATCGAGACCACGTTCAGCAGCACCGTCGACTGGGCCTACAACGACCGGCCCGATAACGTGCTGTGGACCGACAACCGGCGGCAGCGGGTGCGCATTGCGCAGTGCCACTGGAGCGAACGCGGAACGTGGTGGACGGCGACGTTCAGCAAACACGGCATGCTGACGGATATTCAGCCGTCCCCGTTCAAGGACCGTCGCGGCAAGTCAGCGTGTGGGCTGATCCTGCAGTCGGCCTACATCGACCGCGAGAACCGCCGTTACGGCATGGTGCGTGGGCTGATCTCGCTGCAGGACGAGATCAACAAGCGCCGCAGCAAGGCGTTGCATCTGCTGAGCGTGCGGCAGGTCATTGCGGAGCAGGGCGCCGTCAAGGACGTGGACAAGGCACGGCGTGAGGTCGCGCGGCCAGATGGCTACGTCGAGGTGACGCCGGGGATGCGCTTCGAGATCGAGCCAGGCGGGGACTTGGCGCAGGGCCAGTTCAACTTATTGACCCACGCTACGAATGAGATGCAATTGAGTGGCCCCAACGCGGCCATGAGCGGCACCGATAGCCGGGAACTCAGCGGCCGGGCGATACTCGCACAACAGGCCGGCGGGGCGGTCCAGAATGAGCCGCTGGCGGAC